CAGCTGTGCCTACTCTGCCAGCAGACTTCATCAGTCTTTCAGCAGTAAATTGTAAAGCAGAAGGAATTATTAATTTTACTCCTTGTGCTGCAATTTTTAAGCCTCTTTCATCAGTAAACGCCGCGATGTCAATCAACGACTGTTCTAATGAAGTTTCGTTAAGTTCAGCAGCTGTTGATAACTCGTTTGAGAACGTACCAGCTAGTGTAGGGTGGTTAGTAGCAAAAAGCTCCTTACCATCACCACCAGCAAAGTTTGAATCAAATCCGTTGTTCAATACTGCTGCAGCTTTAACTTGCTTCGTGTTTGCCATAGATCTTGCTAAAGCTTTTGTATATCTAGACGCAAGTCTGTCATACAAGTTGTCTTCGATCGCTTCTTCAGTGATCGCAAAAGCAAGTGCTATTGTTTCGTTAGTGTAACGTGCTGTGAAAGTTTCTTGTGCATCATCAAATGTTACACCTTGACCTTCAGGTTTTACTGCCGCATTCGCGAAACCAGATAACATTACTTCTTCTTCAAAAGCTCTGTCAGATGTTTCCGTGTCGAATATTTCAGCATGCTCGTTAGCATATTGTTTATACTCTAGTCCAAATAGTGCATTTAGACCAGGCTCTAGTTCTTTAACTAGTTGTGCTCGTGATATTGCCATAGTTATATACTCCTATTTGCTATTAGTTATACAGGCCACTACCCGGAGCGATCATTACAACGAAATTACATCCCGCTGCAGACTGATCTTTATTCTCTGGATCGTTTGCGTTTCTTACGACAGTAAACATTGAAGTTGTTGCCGCAGAACCAACATCTAACGTAGTGATCGATTGACCATCTTTGTTATCTGTTGCTGTGTAGTTGTTAGTGTTAAAGCCTTGCATTGGGTTAACTCCAAGAAGAGTTTGTGCCAAAGCGGCGTCAGCTTTTACAACGTATTCCTGTAAAGGATTATCGTTGATGAAAGCTATGATGTCATTAGACCCTGTGTTGTAGTCTATTGACGTTGCTTGTGATGCTACTACATTATTTGAGAATGTAGGTTTTCCATTGGAATCAATAAAGAACGCTCCGTTGAAAACACCTAATAAAAGAGCAGAGTTCGCAGTTGTCCACGCAGTTCCGCCATTTCCACCATCATCAGTAACAGTAAAAGAAGCATCTTGCACCTTACCAGCTTCGCCCGCAGTTGCTCCACCGTCGTTAAACGACATTGGATCACCTTTGTTTGTAGCCACGCCTGGTGCAGTTTGGATTTTGTATTCAGATTGTCCTGACGTCGCTGGAGTATTTCCAACAGTCATTACAGCTCTTAAACCAAATCCAGTTGTACTTGCATTTGCCATAGTTGTTTCCTTTTTATGTACCTGCTCCGAAGAGCCTCCGGTACGGGTTAATTTGTTGGATAGGAATTGCTAAATAATTAGCTTTTCTTTGTACCACCAAAGGTTACACTAGATGAAGATTCACTATTGAATTTCATCCCAGCTTGCCGTTCCTTCATAAGATCGTTGTTAATGGCTTCTTCTTTGTCTCGAGTTCTTTGTTTATAGTACTCGTCAATTTGAAGTGCGATCTCTTCTGGTATCCTTGCCAGCAAAAGGCCACCTACTCCTATGACTCCTGCGTATTTTCCTTCAGACATTTGTGGATAATCTTGATCGGGATATTCATCAGCTCGAACTAATTCGTATCCTTCTCTTAAAGACGCTGCAACATTTTTGGTATCTTGATACCCCATAGTTTCAGCTCTAATCCACTGATGTCGAAAGCCTTTTGGCGCAGGCGGTGCATCGAGTGAGTTGGGTGGAGTCCAGATCTTTTTAGCTTCTGCTTTTGATCTTGTTTGACTCGCACGTGAAGTTTTCATTTTATCTTTTTCCATATGCTTATACTCCTTCCGTGATTTTTACTTGTTTTGCATAATCTTCGAGTGGCACACCTAATCTTTTAGCAATTGCTACCTGTGAAGGTGTGAGCTTAACAGTTTTTTTGCGACCTTGGGGGGCTGATCGTTTAGCCGAAGCTACGTTTTGAGCAGGTTTTGCTCTTTCCGTAGTTGTATCCGCCATCTTATCAAATTTATGCGGAAATTCAAGTCTTATTCTTTTATCAACTTCTGCATAATATTCATCAGTTTTTGGATCATATCCTTCTTCTTCTACAAGCTTTTTGTGTATATCAAAAGCCGTGTAAGTCATAGCTGAATCGTTACCAAACCAACTATTATTAGAAGCCCAGTCCTCTGCTTTAGGATCCGTAGGTATGTTTGTATTAGATCTTCTTTGCGGATTAATATTAACCTTTTTTTCAGTTTTAATTTCTTCCGCAGCTTTAAGTTGACCTAATCTCACAGCATCAGAAGATAATCTTGCGATTTGTTCTTGTGCTGATACTTGACCGTCTACATCTCCTGCTTCAATAGCAACTTTCAGAGCTTGTCTTGCAGCGTCCATATTTGTTTTGACTCTGTTTTCAAATTCTGAAACGTAAGATTTATCCAACTTGGAAAGTTTACTTTCCATAAGTTCTTTATCTTGTTTAGCTGATTGAGCGTAAGCTACTGCTTCTTCTCTTTGCCTCTCTGCTTCTCTCATCTTACGAGTTAATTTAGCAATACGTTTTTGAACGCCTTCACTATATTTTTCTAACTCATCTTCTTTTTTCTCTTCTTTTTTTTCTTCCTTCTGTGTCTCCACCTTTTCCGGAGCAGACTCCACCTGTTCCACTTCGATTTTTTCTTCTTCTTTTGCAGCTTCCTTTTTGGGTTGCTGTTCATCTAAATTAATTTCAGTTGCTGATTCATCACCATCACCTACATCAATTAGATTATCTTTTTTGTTTTCTTCTGGCATAGTTCCTTTCCTATGTTAAATGTAATGAAGAATAGATTCTGGGTCTTTTATTGTACCCAAAACTTCATCATCGTTTATTATACGCACTTCTCCGCCTTCTATTGGTAATCTTGAACCAGCGTATCTGGCAAAAATTACCCAATCTCCTACTTTACACCAAGGCTCTATAAATTTTTCATTATCTTTATAGGCTAGGTCTCCCATCTTTAAAACATAACCGCATGTTGTTGCAATTCGTGCTTTATCTAATTGTTCTTGTGAAAATAAAATTCCACCTTTAGTTTTTTCTCTAGGTGTAAATGGTAATAATAATAATCTATATCCAGATGGATCTGGTAATTGATCAGCTACATCTTGAATGTTATCTGGGTCTAATCTTTTTGCGTGGGGTTCTTGTTGTGCTTCTTCTTTGTATTTTTCTTCTAGTGCATTGACATGTTTAGGAGTTTCCTTTTTTGTCTCCGATGTCGATAATGTTTCCTTGCTCATTTTTTTGCTCCTTATAGTTTAGCAGGTTAGAGATTTCCTGTAGTATTATTTGATAGGCATGTGCCTGTCCCAATAGATACTTGTATTTTTCCATATTGTCAACACCTCCACTCATCATTGTTTCTTGTATTTGAGTTTCAGCGTTTTTAATGGCTTTTTTTATCTTATCTATTATCACTAAATCTTCCATTATTCAAAATCCTCTAATTGTTCTAACTTTTCTTTTGCATGACCTATCTTTCCTAACAACTTATCTATTTCTTGTAGGTGTTGTGGATGTTCTCCAATACCAACAGAACTCTTTAGATAAATATTAATTGTAACATCTGCCTCTGCAATATCTGCTTCGTATCTTGCCCGAAGTGCGGACATCATTGTTGTTTTACTCACGTTTTCCTCCCTTTCCTAATCGCTTCTTTGCCTCTCTTAAATATGCTTGCCACCTGCGTCTTACCCATAACTTTGGCTCTCTGTTCACCAACCGTAAGGATTTGTATTTTTCTCGCAAACGGTTTGTTAATTTTTTTGACTTTCGAGACGGTTTTACG